TAATAAGCCTTAGCCTCAACAAATACCGAGTTTTCTTCACCGCAATAGGCAGCAAACATTTCCGCGCCCTGAGCACGTACTTCAGCCAGGAAAGCGTCGGTGGCCGGGGTTTTGATTTTCTTCGCTGAGGCCTCAATTTTTTCTTTCGTTTCGCTACCAATTTCGCTTGAGCCCAGCTTTCCGATGAAGCCAACAATTTGGTCAGGGAACTGCTTCAGCCCCACATTCTCCGCAGCCAGCGCAGAAGCATCATTGCGAACCTTACGCAGTTCCAGAACAGCAACCTGAACTGCATAAGCGAACATAGCGGAACGGCGGTTACAATCGGTCTCAGCATCGCGCTGCATGTTGACTGCAACAGTCATAAGTTCATCCAGCTGTTCGCCGGTCATTGGTTTATTGGCTGTCATGATTATTTTCCTGCTGGAGTTTGTGCTGCTTAACGAAGTGGGCCACTGCTTTTGACTGGCTTGTGACGATCCCATTCAGGATTACGTTCTTGCCGCGATAGATTTGCGCGGTTCCGATTTCAATCCCTTCCAGTTTCACTAAAAGCGTTTTTCCTACTACCTCTGTTTCAGGCACTGGCTGGGAAAGACGATATGTCTCACGCGCCTCAGCAATCGCTTTGTGCTCGTCCATAATGGCCAGCGCTTCAGCAAGGGCCGCGCCTTCTAAAGTGAAAACACCTTCATCACTGATCGAGGCCTGGGCCATCAACTCAACGAAACGGCGCGCGTTCTTTACGCTGAGTTCCGGAGCGATAGAACTGCGGGTAACTTTCGTTTTGCCCTGGGCAGCCGCTACAGCCTTATCATGCTGGAGAACTTTTCCGGCCTGTTCGCCATACTCCATAACGCGATCAACAGCGACATCGACTGACACAGCACCGGATTTAACTTCCTGCTGAACGTCATGGTTCGCCGTGCTCAGGAGCAGCAACTTCTCTACCGTGGCAACTGACTTATTGACCAGTTTCGCTATTTCGCTGGTGGTCTGATTGAAGGCGTTATGCAGTTCCTGAATAACTGCAGCCTGCTCCATATCGGAGAGCGGCAGCTGGTTGTTACTGGTCATGATGCGCGCCAGACGTTGAACATCGCTACCGTTGAACGGCATGATGTGGATGCGGTCCACTGGCTTGCCAGCTTCAGCACAGCGCGCATAGCAGCGACGGCGGCGGTGACCTTCTACAACCCACACACCACCTCCATCACGTGCGATAACTTCCAGCGGTGGAACTGATCCGCCGTTCATCAGGTAGTTGAACAGGTCATCATCAGCCTGGCGGGTGCGTTCATCATCTTCACGCTTGTTGAAACCTTCACGAACGTGGATATCGGAAAGAGCGATAAACATCCCGGTATCGGTACGCTTAATTACACCGGCCTTGGTCATTTGCTTGAATGAGTTAGCCATCAGAGAGAAACCTCGTTATTCAGGGAAATGACGACACGAGGCAGCTCACGAAGTTCTCGCTGAGCTTCCAGCAGGTGCATGTTGGTAGGCGTTTTGGTGTGGCGCTCTTCGATGCGGTCGCACTCTTTGGCCCAACTGGTGACATCCTCACGTAGCGTAGCGTTCTGCTCAGCCAGTTCCTTCCGCTGCGCCATCGCTTCACACAGCGCGACGCTGGTAACATCAAGGCGTGTAGCCAGTTCGTTAACCATCCAGCCGTAAGCGGCAGGAAGGAGAGGGGCGGCCTTGCGAGCTGCGTCAATAAGCTGCTCTCTGGTCATGCGTGGTTGTAACTCGGTGACGTTCTGTGTGTTCGTCATGGTTAGTTTCTCCGTGTTATAAGCGCTCTGCACAGCGCTGATTTTTGGTTGCACGAATTCCTCGCCGGATGGCGACAAAAATTAAGGGGTTTTCGTTTTAATAAGCACCCAACCAGGGCACTTAGTGAAACGGGCGGCTGCCACCGCCAGTTAGCTTCTCCACAATTGGGAGCGCGTTCCCCTGAGTTGATTTAACGACTGAGGCCTCTCAAGGAACTGGCTGAACGCGCTTTCAGTTGTGAAAAGGGGCGGTCGACATTAAGGACATTCACAACTGCCGACCGCCAAGACTACACACAGCATCTGGTACAGCGACTACGGTTTACATAACTGGAAGCGCACTCCGTTCGTTTACTTACCTGTCATCCACAACTGGCTTGCACATTCCGGCTACCCGCTGGATCGGGATACTGCCTAAGGAATCCCCGGACCGCTGCGGCACATGTGCCATATGCCGTACTGCAACTACCGATGGTCTTAAACATCATCACCCCGGCGCATAATGAGTATCACCAATAGTAATTAAATGGTCAACACCTGTAGTGATAAAAACATCACGCTTAGTGTTAACTTTATGATTAGTAAGATGAAAAAATATGCAAAAAAAAGGAGCCGATTGGCTCCTTATTCGAAGATGGTTTCAGGCCATTGGGCCTTGACGACTTTGCCGATTATCCTGCAATTCTCATTACATTCAATGGCCTGATAGCGAGGGCTTGGGTTTAGAGGTTCGAGCCAGGGCTTACCGTCTTCACGAACAAATTTTTTAAAAGTCACCTCTGAATCGTTGAATATACCAGCAACACAGAAATCACCAGGCTCAACATCCTGCTCTGGATCTATGAGTATAAGCATTCCCTCAGGAAAACTCGGTTTTACTCCTGGCGGTGCAGTCATCGAATGACCTGATACCTCAAGCCAAAAGGCAGAATCACTGGCTTTAACAGTTGTTGAAACCCATTCCTTCGCGTCTCGTTCAGTGTATGTATTCACCGGGCAAAAAGAGCCAGCCTGTACTTCGGTTAATAGCGGGTACTCATATACAGAGGAATGATTCCTTCCGTTCGCAATCGCCTCAAACATAGCTGATATCTCAGCTGCTAGGGATGGGCTGAAATCATCGACTTTTACTCCGAGAATTTTAGCGAACTGTGCAGCATGGGTAGCGTTGATAGCATTTGTGCCATTCAGTAACTGAGCGACACCACTTTGTCCCATACCCATTTGTTCAGCCAAAGTCTCCTGTGAGAGCCCCAGCGCTTTTTTCTTGGACTCAAAGATAGCTTTCAGCCTGTTGGCATCGGCGATTTGTTCGGCGGTCAATGGTTTCTTTTTCATTCTCATAATTTATCACCGCACGGCATAATCACCAATCACCGCTAGTGTTGACATATTTATCACTAACAGTGATAATCCTTATGTGCAAACCACGAGGAAAACCAATGAAGATTATTCCGCTCTCTGAATATGTTTTGGAAAACGGTCAGGCCAAAACCGCTGAGGCTCTTGGGGTATACCAAAGCGCCATCAGTAAAGCCCTCAAGCGTAATCGCCGGGTAAATATCCTGGTAAACGAAGACGGGAAAATTGAAGCCGAGGAAGTTCGACCATTCCCTAACAAAAACAAACCTGTTGATCCTGACGTTGCAGTAACACCGTAACCCAGCAACCAGCTTTTCGTAACTACCAAAGGAAAAACAACATGGTAGAGCCAAGCCTGAAAGAAGTAGTGAAAGCGATGTGTAAAGCGTATCCCGGAGGCCGTGAGGCTATGGCCGGTGCTCTCGGCATGTCAGTGACGCAGTTCAACAACAACCTCTACGAGAAGAACGGCTGTCGCTTCTTCGAAGTGAATGAGCTGGAAGCGATGGAGGACATTTCAAACACGTCTCTCCTGGCTGATTACTTCGCGCAACGTCGCGGCGCTCTGCTCGTGGAAGTCCCGCAGCTTGAAGACCTCGATCGCGTAGACCTGTTCACCCGGGCAATGAGAACTGCAGCAGCACGCGGTCAGGTTGATCAGATCATTCAGAAGGCGCTGGAAGATGGAGTGATTGAAGCGCATGAAGCGGAAGAAATTAACGAGTATCACCGCCGTCATCTGGCTGCGCGTGAAGAAGAAATCCGCGCGATTGTCGCGCTGTTTAGCCGTAAGCAAAGCCAAAAAAAGTGACGCCCGCGAGTGTGCAGCTCCGGGCGTCTTGGCGTGTCGTATTCAGTGGAGAAACTAACGCATGAACAGTTTAAACCGATTGAGACCAGCGAAGCAATTCAGATGCCTTCCACTGGTGGGAAAAGATTCCCCGTTCGGCTATGTGGAGAGATTAAACGACCAGGCTGACACGAACAACTACCAGCCTGAGAACGCGATGGTAGAGGCTTTTGCTCTGATGAACGAGAAGGGGCGTGAGGAATGGCTGAAGTTAACCGGCGATTCAAAGACCACTACGGCGTCCCGGTCCGCGTCATCAGATGGGAGCCCGAGACTCGACGCGTTATATACCTTCGCGAAGGGTACGATCATGAGTGCTTCAGCCCTCTTGAGCAATTCCAGCGTAAATTTACAGAGTTAAAGGACGACCATGAGCCTGTTGATGCCATCCCGGCCAATAGTGATAAACCCTGATCTTGCATACAGCATTGGCCTGAACGAGGCCATTGCGTTGCAGCAGGTTAACTACTGGCTTAAAGAAACCACCTCCGGACTGGAGCGTGACGGCGTGCGATGGATTTACAACACCAACGAGCAGTGGCTGGAGCAGTTCCCTTTCTGGTCTGAGTCAACGCTGAAGCGCACGTTTACCCGCCTGAAGAACCTCGGCGTGCTCAAAGTTGAGCAACTGAACAAGTCTCAGCGTGACATGACGAACTACTACACGATCAACTACGAAAGCGAACTTTTAGATGAGGTCAAAGTGACAAAATCGAAGAGTTCAAAATGCACTCTTCCATCAGGTCAAAATGAACCGATGGAAGAGGTCAAAGTGGAACGCTCCAACGGGTCAAAACGAACCGCTCTCATCAGGTCAAATTGCACTGATGTTCTTACAGAGAATACAACAGAGAATACTACAGATATTAAAAAACCTATTTGTCCGGTTGCGCCGCAACCAGACGGTGATGTGTTGATCACCGATCAGGCTAAACAGGTTTTGACCCATCTGAACCAGGTAACCAGTTCGCGTTATCAGGTTTCAACAACCTCGCTGCAAAACATTCGTGCCCGAATCGGGGAAGGTTACACCG